ACAGATATTTCCCATCCTCGCAGACTTGCAGTGTCTGCGGGTCTGTCAATAAGGATGTAAAAGACTTATCCATCCGTGAATGGGAGTGCCCTTCTTGTCATTCACATCACGACCGAGACGTGAATGCCGCTATCAATATCCTTCGTGTAGGATTGAAGAAATATACATCGGCAGGGACTGCCGATTACACGGGTGGAGAGGAAGTAAGAGCCGTCCTTTCGGAAAGCCATTCTTCTGTGAAACCCGAAGCTCACAAGCAAAGTGCTTGTGGGTAGTCCCATTTCATAAGAGAAGTAATGATGTGCGGCGAGGTGGCTTGGGAAAGTCGCCTCGCTTTTTTATAGGAGAAAAATAGCATCACTATAATAGTATGGAGATTATAGGATTAAGATTTTAGTTTAGTTTATTGGGTGGAGTTGCTCGGGAGAGTAGCTCCATTCCGCTTTTTATATATACCTAAATACCAGCAGAGAATACTATGTAGACACAAAAAAGATGAACTTTGAAGAGAAAAACATAGTGCGAATTGACGAGAAGGAAGCCAAGAGCGTCCTTGGAACGGAGGTCGTTGATAGCTATATCCACCTTATGAAGGATATGGGGCGTTTATCAACGAGCTGGATTACCAAGGCAACGACAAAGCACTCCTTCATTAAGTTCCTTGATACGCTTTCGGGTCTTGCCGTATTCGGTAAAAACAAGATTGTCAAGAAGGCTATGGCGGAGGGCAAAGGTCGTCTTTCGTTGGATGTTAATCTGTACAAGAAGTACGTGGAAGATACGTACTCCGCTAATCCTAATAAGGCGATAAAGAAACACGCAGGCTCTATAATCGGTCTCCTATTCCTTTATAAGAAGTACGCTTCGGAGAACCTGAAGCAAACGAAGGATGCTCTCTTTGGGGAGAAGGGTATCTTCCTTGAAGAACCCGACCTTCATTCTGTGCTGACATCAAAGGATAAGTTCTTGAAGCCACGTGGCAACAAGGGTAACGCCACTCTCGCATCCGCAAGCAACTTGGTGAGCAAGCTCGCTAAGAACTACGGAGTAGACTACTCTCCAAAGCGAATTGCTATGATGATTACCTCAAGGAGTAACTCTGACGATGTATTCAGCTATGGAAGGAGAGGGTTTGACTCCTTCTCGTTTGAAGACCTCCATGGATTTGAAGAGTCTCCTGAAACGGGAAAGCTGAGGAAGAGCGTGGAGCTAATCATAGACAACTTTAAGAAGCAAACTTCAAAGAGGGTAGCCCACCTTATATCCAAGGTAGACGATAGCGAGAGTAAGTACCTATATAAATGGATGGCTGAGCTTGACTCACGTGTTAGCGAGAGAGACAAGGGACGAATGTTTGAGGATTTCATTGAGGAGAGGCTCGTACGTCTTGACAAGGTAGAAGACATCGTACTTGACCTTTTCACCCAAAGTGAAGAATACCTTGAAATCGTAAACTTCATTGATACAGCTGGTCTTGCTATTATGCTAACCCTTTTGAAGTACAGAGGTGAGAATGAAAAATCCATAGGCAGAAAGAATATCATCTTTAATGGTATAGACGCATTCAGGAAGAAGTACAATGGCAATACCTCATCTTCGCAAAATATCACTCTGAACTTTGACGACCAAGAAGGGAATGATGATGACGATAATAATGTAGAGCAAGAACAACCTGCAACCCAATCACAGCCAAGCGCAGAACAGAGTAGGCAAACTTCATCTCGCCATTCTGTCAAGATAGACAAGTCTACCCTAAAGGATTTTGTTGCACGTCTTGCTAATGGACTGAGAGTAATGAATGGTGACGACAAAGATAAGAACGACTACTAACGATGAGCAGGAATAAAGAAATACTTGACAGAATAGAGGCTTACTCACCAGCCGTTTATGATATGACCCATGCCTTGTATATGGCAACTAATGGCAAGGCGATGGCAGATGAGAAACTTACCTATGGTAAAATCCAAAAGATTCTAAGCCTTTCAAGGACGATAAATGGGGCAAATTTTGATGAAGTCGTATTGATTGTGCTTAAAAGTGCTCTTGAGCTTCGTGGTAAAGACAAGATGTTCACGTCATTTTACAAGTTGCTCCAAATGGCTTCTACGATTGACTTTGATGACGAAGAAGCGAGGAAGAAGTACAAGGAGAAGGTAAGTGAGTTCATGTGGGTCATCGTGCAGATGGCAAAGCGTTCAATCATTATGTCAATCATCCTGATGAAGGACAACCTTGTCACCTCACGAGTGTCTGATGATTTGCAGGATAAGGTTATTGCACGCATTCGTGGAATGGTCATGACAGACGAAGCCACTCCGTTTGAAGAAGAGTTTTCAAGGGCACTCAACCACCCAATGTCACTCGGTGGTAGTATCTCGTCTCTCGAACTTGACTCGGAGGATACCGATGTGTATGAAAGTGTCTTCAGACTTGGTAACTTACCAAAGAATATCATAGATGATATTGAAAATGCAGTAGGTGATGATGAAAATCTAAAGGAAGATATAATCAACACGATATGCACCACACTTGCATATATTAAGGGAGTGGTGTATCCATTCTTCTACCACTTCTACTCAAACGTAGTAATCCTTGCAGACGATGGCAGAATGATTAAAAGCCTTATCGGAAGTGAGGGCAAGAAGGAGGAAGATGGTCTACCTACATTGGAGAAGTTTGATAAGGCTGTTAGTCTCAAGGTTGATGGGAAGACCTACTATATCCCAACCAATATAACCAAGGAAGGTATCATATTCTCCGTAAGCACTGATAAGAATGGCAACGATGTCGTCCTCGCCTTCACGCTTGACGAAAGCGGAGACAAGCAGGAGATGTATATACCAATGCCTAAGGAGGAGAAATAACGATGAACGCAAGAGAACAGAAGGAGCTTAGAGACCAAATCGTAAGGTATAACACCCTTAGGGATATATACAAATCTGTAGGTCATTATGTAGACCCAACCTCCTACGGCATGGAGATTGAGGACGATGGCTTCCCTCCATACCATGAGGTTGTTGAGTTCGCCCGAAAGGCGAAGGAGTTTGAGTCTACGCTAAGGAAGTTCAATGACGCTGGTGGGCTTAAATCGTTGCTCAGGGCTATCAAGTCTCAAAAGGATTTTGACGAGATAGATGGGTATATCGGAAGGTTCAACGAAGACCTTGAATATATTACCTATCAGAGTTTTAGGATGTCCGCACTTAAAGCCCTAAGTCATAAATCCGACTATGTCGTTGAACTCTTAAACAAGAAGATGGTTGGACCTCACGAGTTTACACCTCAGTCTGTATATTCCTTGTTTGATAACTTCCTCCTTGCGCAAGCGAGCTGGAGAGTTTGGGAAAAGCAGGTTGGTCGTATCCTCTCAGGGTCTATAACGAGTGCGGAGCTTTCTTCGGTATATAAGGCTTGGAAGATGTCTAAGGTGATGTCGGAAGCTGTTAAGGTGAAGTTTAACGAGGATGTGCAATACCGAGATTACAACCCTGAGTCTGTACTTATGTCCGAGCTGATTGACCTTTCCGATGAGAACGAAGAACTTGTCAGGTATAGGAACGAGGAGATGAGCAGTCTCTTTGATAAGGAGGGCATCGTTGTATATGGTAACAGAAGAGGTATCGGTCTTGTCTACTACGATGAAGATAAGGATAAGGTTATCTCTATGACCGAGTTCCGAGAGGGCGATGTCATTGAGGTTGCCAAGGTGCAAGTCTTCTCCCGTGAAGACCTATTCAGCCCTACGCTCCGAGAGATTGCAGTAGAGCTAATCCCAGGACGTGTGTATGGATACCCGATGGGAAATATAATGCAGTATCAGCATTCTCAGTTAGGAAACGCTTGGATGGATTTCAACCCTACGAGAAAGGTAGCTTATGTCCGTGCTCTCTCCGATATACAGAAGGGAGAAGAGATAAAACTCACTGACGAGATTTTTAGCTAAATCTAATATATCATTGATAAACAAAAAAGTATTATTCAATAGATGAAAAAGTTTGAACAAGCCGTAAATGAAGCCAAGAAGTCTTGCATGACGAAGGAGCTTCAGCGTATTGACAATGAGCGCAAAATTCTTCTTGAAGCGATTTGCTTCAACGAGGGTGTCGGGGCTAAGGTTAACCTGAAGACCGCACCCGAAAAGAAGCGTGCGCACATTGCATCACTCGTCAGAGAGATGTGGAGTTCGGAGAGAGGTCTTAATGCCGTTGGTCGTAAGTACCTTTTTGAAAACGAATACACGCTCAGCGAGAAGAGTAGTAACGAGAGCATTAAGAACTACATCATTTCCGAGGTCAAGGGGAATATCAGCGAATGGATGTCAGCCTTCTACAAGGATGAACTGAGCGAAAAGTCTGAGACGCTTGCTAAGGAAATCTCCGCTCTCACCAAGAAGGAAATCAAGAACGATGCTGTCGCTCAGGTCATCAGAGGTGTCTTTGATGAAATCGTGCGTGCTCGTCTCTCTCCAAAGAAAGGGTAGTGAAGAATGAAGAAGACTGATGCCATTGCAAAGTACTACAAGAACCCTAAGTCTCGTTTTATAGAGTCGGGGATTATCTGTCGTGGCTTGGGGGGGGGCGATAAGGGTATTACATTCTTTGATGACAATGTCGTAGCTAAGAACGATGCTGAGTCAAAGAAGCTAATTCCCGTTGGAGACATCTTCTCAGGATACACGTCTTTATCTTCATCAACAATCAATTTGGGGGCAGGTGAATTTGCTGTTGTTCCTGCTATGACGTACGGAGAGAGGGAGGCGAAGTACTACTTCACCCTTGACAAGAAGTACGCCAATGTAAACACAAAGGAGCTGTACAAGGGCGCATTCGCTCACTCTATTGATATTGAGGTTGATATAGTCCTAAAGGATATTGTAGGCGAGCCCGTTTCCGCCCGTCTCGTCTTCCGAGGTGTAGATGCAGGTGGTTCTATCGCAAGCCTTAACAAGTTCTTTTCCTGCTTATCAGTCCCCATTTCAGTAGGTGTTGAATACCTAAAGGCTACGGATTGCTGTGGCTTCAAGAAGAGGATGGATACTACGTTTGGTATCTCCCTTGAAGAGCGTATCCGCTCGTGCGTCAATGAGATGCACAACGTAAAGCCAATGGGCAATACGGGAGAGACGGCATACCTCGTGTTCTCTTCAAGCGAAGAGGGGTATCAGTTTAAGGTTATGGGTGTCCGTATCTACGAGCACTATATCTCAGAAGAGTACCCCAGCTCGCCATTTGATGCACCCTATGGTGTTGAAGAGACATTCAAGAAGAGTATTCTCAAGGAGGATGTTTCAAGACGAATTTCGTTTATGAAATATCCTAATGGTGCATACAAGGGTGTGATTATCCGTCCTTCATATCCGATGTTCAACGACACAGCTGTGGAGGAACATTTGAAGTCGGTGATGATGGCAACGCTTCCTCAGTGGAGGTCGCTCTCATCCAACTGCATTGACATATCCAACATGGAGGATTTCACCTCTGATGTTGATTTCGTCAAGTATACGGCAGATGGGAGGGCTTACATTGAGGTATGCACAAATCAGGGGCTTACCTGCGCACTTAATGGTGTATACACGGAAGACCAAGACGGAAATCTTATTGAGCTATATATCAACCCTGACGAGAAGGGCGAAGAAGAAAATGATATTGATGCTTCGTATAAGAACTTCGCATCTGTCCGTGAGTATATGGCGTTCGTTGGAGCAAACAACCTATGGCAACCGATTGGTGACTTCTACTCCTGCTTGGGAGCAGTGGACAACCTTCTGAGTATGCGAAATGGCTTCCATTCAGCGGTCGTCTTGTTCAATCCAAACTTCTTCCCCGTAGAGGTGTCGTATGTAACCTATATCTAAAATAAGGTATGGCAGGGCTTAACGGAAAATACGTAGGATACGTTGTAGACAACAAAGACCCGCAGAAGGCTGGTCATTGTAGGGTAAGGGTAGAACATCTTATGACCAATATGGAGGATGATGTTCTACCTTGGGCTAAGCCTGCATCCTCTCCTTCCTTCGCAGGGAATGGTCAGGGGGCTATCTCAGTCCCTAAGGTCGGTGTTCGTGTGTTCGTTACATTCACGGGTGGTTCAATCTTTAACCCTGAGTATAGCGCATACAGCGATGTGGATACAGACCTTATTGAGGAGATTGGTGACGACTACGTGGATAGCCAAGTCCTTATGTACGACAAGACCAACGAGGTCTACGTGCTCTTCCAACCCAACCGAGGACTTCATCTTCAGTACAAGGGTAGCGAGATACAGCTGTCTCCCGATGGGATGATTAGCATCATCCACGCCAACAACCAATCTGCCATACAGCTTATCGGTGACAAGATAAACATTGTGTCTAATGGCGCAATCAATATCGGAGGTGACTCAAACGACAACGCAACCCTGCACGCTGATAACGTGTCTATAGGTGGAAAACATCTAACAACTATAAAAGGGCAAACACCCAATGAGTATGCCGTGAATGGTCAGGCTCTAATGAGACTCCTTTCTTCTATGGCTAAACTCATTGATGCAAAAATGCCATCGTCTCCTGGGTCTTGCGAAGTCCTTGTTGAGACCTCTAAGATGGCAGTGTTAAACAAAGGAATAAAATACGAGTAAGTTAAAAAAGAATAGCTATTCGATAACATGACAAACAAAGAAAACAAACTCAGTCAAGGCACACGTGTGTGGTTGCGTGACGGGAATGGTGTGATGGTACGTGGTAACATCCGCTCATTAAACGAATCTACGGGCAAGTGCTCTGTTTCGTCTGATGATGGGCGCATCCTACGTGGCGTACACACTGAACGAGTATTCGTTGAAAAGGGTGCTGATGTCTTTGACGTGGACGGGGTACAACTGAACGAAGGCGTGTTCTCTGACGCTGTCGGTAAGGTAAAGTCATTAGTTAAGGGCGTTGTCAACCGACTGAAGAAGATGGTCAGTGGAAAAATCTTCGTTTCTTCAAAAGTGAACGAAGATGAGCTTGTCCAAGCAGTGACATTCGGCAACATCGCTGTTGATATTGAAGATGGCGCAGTGCCTGGCGGTGTAAAGGGTTACGCCATTGAAGACCTCGTCTCAGGTCAGTCTGCTGGCGACCAAAATGTGTATAATCACGACATATCAGAAGAGGATGCTGAGGCATTTATTCGCTTCTTTGAAGTGAAGGCTAAGGCTCTTTCCGAAGGTAAGTCTCCGAAAGAAGCAAGAGTCATGGCTGAGCAGGTCATGGTAGACTCTTACTATAATTCAGGTCTTATCAACGAATCTGAGCTTATCCAACATACAAAGGTTATTCAAGAAGGTAAGACTTTCAAGCAGAGAATAAGGGAGAAGGCTATCAATGAAGCTGGAACGAGGATGCCAACTAAGACAACCGAACACCTTGACATACCAAATGTTTATGGTGTTGAAGGTCTGAAGAGGTTTATTATCCCTTACTGCGAGTCAATCCTAAGAAGAGGTAACGATAACATTGATAATGACCCTCTATGGGATTGGGGGGATGACCGAGTTGAAACTCCTGAATTTGAGCTTAATAATATCGGAGGTGATGTAAACGATGGTTACAGAATGATTCCTATGATTTTCGGGTTGCCTGGGATTGCTAAAACAGCAGTAATGGGTAATGTGCGAAAAATCATACAAGAGTGGATACGAGAAAATCCTCAGCTCTTCCCGAAGGTTATGTATAAAGGGAAGCAAATTGAAAGAAAGTATGGTATGATTTCGGTCTTGCTTTCTCAGTGTACCAAAGAATCTTTATCTGTACTAACTATCAATGATGAGGAAGTTGTCGTTGATACTGACGATAATGGATTCCCAACGAGGAGGAAGAAGATACAAATAGTACGCTCAACACCTACTGCAAAGTTCCCCGTATATCTTCATACGGGAGCTGAATATCAAGATATTGTAGACGGGAATAATTGTTGCAATAAGGGTTCAGACGGAGCTGGATGTGGAGGTATACTTTTCTTCGATGAGCTTTCTCGTGCGAGCTTGGATGTTTTTCAAGCATGTATGACGTTCTTCCAAGACAGAATGATTGAAGGTCTTTACAAGCTCGGCTCACAATGGGCTATGGTTGCGGCTGGCAACAGAGTTATGGATGGTGTGGTAATGGACCATTGGGATGCGGCCGCATATGACAGATTGCTTCTTATGAACTTCTACCCTGATGTTGATGAGATTGTAGCTTACCTTGAAGAATGCTACAAGAAAACCAAGAGAGGCATGAGTCCTGAAACGGCATCGTTTATAAAAAGGGCTAAGCTCGGAGACCATACAGCTATCTTGGGCGTTCTTGGTGACGAGGATGAAATGGAAACAGACGCAAAACGGCGATATGCCGCTAATTCAATGACGACAGACCCAAGCAAGTCAGGTAAGATAAGACCCGTTAACCCCCGTAACTTAAAGGAATATGATATTTGGAGAGACGCTATGATTCAGAGTGACGTATACAAGGATAAGGTCAACGCTAATGGAGCTTTCCCTGATGTAACACTGCAAGACATAGAGGACGGGAATGTATCTGATGAGGTCTTTGATAAGTACATTATGGCGGCTAAGGAGCTAATGAACACCATAAGAGGATATGACAAGGCATTGGAGACCGTAGCATCCCTTAAGGCAATGAGGCAGTTCAGTAAGGATGCCTTTATAGAAGGTCTAAAGACAAAAAAGCTGATTGAGTTCTTCCAAAACTCAATTTATGTCATTGACGCAAAACTTAGGGGGCTGGAGCTAAATGAGGAGCGTGACGATAAAGGTAAGGTCGTCAAGAAGAAAACATACACCGATGCCATGAAGGATGAGGTCACTCTTTATCGTAATGGTGAGTTTGTGATGATTCCTCCTAAGAGTGTTGTTGATTTGTATGGGAAATTTTTCGACTTAAAGGCGGAGAATAATAATGATTTCGTCTACGAAAGCCCCGACAAAACCAAGACTATTATGTCATTCACTCCTCTATCTCAGTATTTAGTAGACCCTATTGTAAATGGTCTTTCTGATAACCTATCTAAAAGGAAGTCAAAGGATAAGAGCAAGCAATTTGGTAGTATTGCCGAGATTAAAATTGGAGATAGTGTCAAAACGCTTGATGCTTCATCATTTGGGATAAACACATCGAACGCTACGAATGCCGCATATACCGCTGTTGCCGCTATTCTGAAGGACAATGGAATCTCATTTGAAATAGATAAAGCATCTCTTGCTGGCTCAAATCCGCTCGGTGCTGTACTGAAGTCGTTGAAGGATGGGAATACATCTAATGGCGGTATGATGTCATATACCAAAATTGAGAGCAAAGGCAAGAAAGTCAAAGAACTTACAGATGTTATAACCCCATTGCAGTGGTTTAATCTATCTGTACTTGCAGGAAGTATGTCAAACGTACTCGCATCTGAGTTCATTGAAAGCGTTATAAAGGCACTTTGTATCGTATGTCTTGACCTCGGTATTGCCCCTTCAGGTAGAGTAAAACTTGAAGAGACTAAGTTCATAGGATACATTGATGTCAGATGGGTTACTGAAGCTCTCTTCTGCGTAACCATAATGCATTCAGATGATGACATTAAGGTGATGGACGCTAAGAAAAAAGGGCGTTCAAAAGACATTCCTGACCATGATGCGAATCGCATGGAATTTGGTGTTGAGAATGGCTATCTTCCTGGTGCGATTATTTGCAATGGCATCTTTGGTAATACTATAGACTCGGCTGGAGAGTTTATGGGGAAGCTAATAGATGAGGCTGTCGTATCGGAAGTATACAATTCCCTTGTTGTTACAAATGCTATGAGCAAGGAATAGCTTTGTAGTATATACAACAATAACCAAGAGAACCCCTATGTTAAATCAGACATAGGGGTTTTCCTTTTTTATATGAGTAAGAAAAACATATCTAATCCACTCAACAAGAAGGTGCTATCTCAATCAGAGTTCAAGCGTCTTCTCAACCAAGAATACATACCACCACGAAGGGTCAGCCCACCAAAGACACTGAGTGATGTTGATAAGCTCGTTAATTACAATGAGTTCGTATCGTTCTTCTTCCTTACGTTCGGTGGCGTTCACGTTACCAAGCACCCTATCCATAATGTCCCTGACTACTCCAATGTACTGACCGAGTCGGAAAAGTCTTTGGCTAATGACGGGATAATGGATACTATAAAACAGAGTTCGTTATACAAGACCCTTTTGAAGAAAAGAGAGGAGGGTCTAAGGGCAAACTATGAAGTGTTACTTGGCAACCCAACGACTGAAACAGCGGAGCAACAACCGAAGAAACCGATGTTCCCTGCTATGTCTATGTCTGACCCTAATAGGGATGCGTACATAGGTTCTGTAAGAGGTGGCGTTTACTCTAAACCTGTAAGTAGGGGGAATTGGAAATGGAGGGCTAAGGCAGGTCTTTCATTTAGTCGTCTTCACGTTGCCTTTGAAGAGTACTTCTCTTCTCTGCCAAGGGAGATACAAAACCAAATCGTCATTACATCCACAACGGGAGACAAGCACGCTTCACGTTCTTACCATTACGTAAGTATGGCTGTGGATATATCTTGCAGGGTTGGAGGTGCAGATGATTTGGTTAATGCTATTTTCACTGACCCACTGCTCGCTCGCTTTGGTCTTTGGACGCTTGACCCTAATCACGGGACAGCTCCACATATCCACTTGGAGTATAGAGGTACAAGGAATGAGTTTGCTTCATATACTTCATCCAACCATAGCTTCCCAAGTTCGGGGTCTCTGTCGCCTTCCGTGATGGCAAAGTTCAGGGGTGCTCAGCACGGGATGAGGTCAAGGTCTACCCTTCGTGATGACATCTTGAAGGACGCTTCGTTTTCAAGGAGTGGGGTAGATGGCTCTTCTTCGTATGGGAGTGGTGGTTCTCTTTATGGAGACTCTGAACCTCTTGGCGATGGTAGCTTCGGTCGTACGACCTATTCCTCTTCAAACCCTTGGTCAGGGGCGAAGTTAGTTGCTAAGCCATTAACGAAGAAGAAAGGCGGAGAAGAAGCGTTGCTTTCATTCTTCGGTAAGGAAGTGGGGTCTGATGCACCACCATCATTGTATGTCCTATCCGAGCACGAAATCGTCCTTGACGCAATGAGCGTGGATGGAGACGGAGCTTCATACGACAACAAGAACGAATAATTTTTAGCACGATTTTGGAGTGAGAAGTTTTTTGTCTACATTTGCAGATGAAAAAGTCTCACTCTAATTAAGTGCTTAAATGAACATTTCAGTAAACCGAGCGGAACTACTCAAGGCTGTTGTTAATGTCAGCAAGGCTATTAACAGCGCATCTGTGAGTGCAGTGTCCGTCCTCGGGAAAATCCTATTCTCCGTAGAAGGCGACACGCTCAGTGTGAAAGCCTCCAATCAAAACTCCGCCATTTCCGTCAAGGTTAAACTTGACTCTACCGATGGCGATTGTGCATTCCTCTTTGAGGCAGGTGCAATCAAGAAAATCCTATCAGACGCTCCGTCAGAGCAGGTCACTATCTACTCAACATCCGACACGTCACAGCTGTCGCTTGACTATGGTGTAGGTACGTTTATGCTTGGTACGGATGACGCATCTATCTACCCTGATGTACTTCTTGACGCAAGCGGTTCAGCCTACAAGGAAATCCACGTAGAAAGTCCATCAGAGTTCCTTGTCGGTATGGCACGTGCGCTCGCTTGCTCGGGTCAGGATAAGAATAGACCTCAGCTTATGTCTGTCCTTCTTGATATTCATACCGACACGATGTCCATCGTTGGTACGAGTGGCATTGTTCTCTCTCAGTATGATGTCAAGTTGTCTCAGCCATCGGAAGAGCAGTCAGAGGTTGTCCTTCCAGCTAACATCGCATCTATCTTCCTCTCGGGGATTTTCTCTGAGGATAGCGATATGCACTTGTTCTACAACGATAAGACCATCCGTCTTGAAACGGATAACGAGACCTTCACGGCTATCGTCCTTGACTTCAAGTATCCAAAGTACGCACGTGTCGTAGAACAGCTATCAAAGACCAACTCGTTTAAGGTAGACCTGCTTCCCTTCGTGTCGTCTATCAAGCGTGTCGCTTCTCCTAACTCAAAGGTAGACCGACTTATTGACCTAAGCGTCTCTCAGTCGGGTGTAGTAGCAAGTTGTAACGATATTTTCAGCAGTTACTCCGCACGAGAAAGCATCAATGCAACGGAAATCACGGGGGATGCTCCACTTGAGTGCGTATCCTTTAACTTTGACCTACTTGCATCTCTACTGAAGAACCTAACATCACCTCAGGTGACATTCAACATCAATGGTTCGTCTGCGGCGACTTCGGTTGCAGAAGAGCAGGAAGAAGGTTCAACACTCAAGCGTGTGAACATCATTATGCCTATGGCTAAGAAGAAATCATAACGCTTGGAAATCTCAGAAATAATTCGTATCTTTGTATAGCCCCGAAGTACGCTACTTCGGATAGCACTAATATAAGTTTAATATAACATCAGTAAGAAGCATGGCAAAATTCAGTGTAAGCGAAATGGCTCAGCAGTTCACCTCGCCCGTAAAGCAACCCGACATCTCGGCATACACGGGGAGCATAGACTATTTCGCAAAGGAGGAAGACCCTCGTCTCCTAAAAATCAAGGTCAAGGACATCAAGAACGCCCCCAATGGGGTGTACCCAATTGCACTCAGATTCCTCGCAAATCCATTCGTGGTTGAGGATATGAACAATACAGACCCCGTATTCCTTCGCAATATCATTGCTACAAGAGAGTACGAACTTCCGATTATCTCTAAAATCAATCGCTTCAAGAACGACCCAACGGAGACGATTAAGTTCCCACCCGAGGTTGCACGTGTAAAGGATGAGATTAGTGAACTTTGGTGGGCACGATGGAAGGAAGACCAAATCAAGACGGGTCTAAAGAAGGATGATACAAGGCGTACGAGACTTAAGAAGGAGAAGCTCGTGGACTCCCCTTCCGAAAGATATTATGCACTTGTTCAAGTCGTGGAGGATATACAGCACCCTGAGCGACAAGGTAAGGTGTTCGTATTCCAATTCGGTCGTGCCATCTTATCCATTCTGTATAAGTCTCAGGGCATTGAGCTTCCTTCAAAGTACAAGAAGGCAAACGACACTCAAAGTCAGACGGCTCAGAATGCTCCTCAGAGCAAGTTCTCCGCAAAGGCAAAAGTCCGTCCGTATCCATTTGACCTCGTCAATGCTCCTATCTTCGTTGTTGAGGCGAAAATCAAGGACGGAACGGAAAATATGCCCAACTATGACTCATCTGCTTTCATTGATGAAGGATATGAAGGAGACAGAATGCCCGTATCATTCGTCCACCCAACGAGAGGTCAGGTCACTATGACCGATACTTCGGACATAGACCAGCTGACGATGTACGCAGAGTGGCTTGAGTCTATTAACGCTCCCGACCCAAGCGAGTTCGCATATAAGGGGCATACTCCCGAAGAGCGTCAAGCGATTGAAGAGTACCTCAAGTACCACACGGATAAGGACTATCAGTTTAAGGTGAACGCTGAAGCAGAGCTTGATAAGGCTACCCGAATGAAGGAGGTTGCTTACAGCTCAAGGTTCGGAAACCAGCCTATGCCAACTTTCAACGAAGGCGTTGCTCCTCAACAGCCTGCATATCATCAACCAGCATATGCCCAGCCTCAGGTTCAGGCTCAGCCTGCGCCACAGCCATCCTTCCAGCAACCCGCTCCACAGCCAGCACCTCAACCTCAGGCTCAGTCGATAAACACTGACGACCTGCCATTCTAAGAAGTGGCGGTTTAACACAACGAGATAGCCGTATCCGACTTATGTGGTACGGCTATTTCACTTAAATAGGATTAGAGAATAATCAAACAATGTATGGATATAATTTCAGAGATTAACCATCTTAGGAATGCTCCGAAGATGAATCTTGACGAACTCACTCCAGCGCAAGCCAAGGAGGTGTATGATAATGCAGGGACAGACCCATCTACTGCAAAATACATCATCTTGAAGGATAAGAATGAGGTTGTTAATCTTTCATATATAAGGACTGCGACAAGACGAGTAGATGAGGTGTTATTCAAGACGCTCCCTGACCTGCACTTTGTTAGGAAGAATCTGAAGACCGATTTTACATTCCGTGTTCCAACGATGGCTACTTGTCCAGGTCGTTTATTCATCAATCCTTATTTCTATCTTGAACTTGAGGAGATTGATAAACTCAGAGCACCCCTATTTGTGCTCATACATGAAGTGTATCACAACCTTTTCAGACATTTTGAAAGAGCCAAAAAAGACCCCGTGAAGTACGATATGGGGAGTGAGAAGATAAGACGTAGATGTAATATGGCTATGGACTATGAGATTAACCCTCTCGTAGAAGGTCTCACTTCTAAAATATCGGGCATGGAAGGCATGACTGAAAGAATAGGTGGTCTTATATCCGAAGAATACATGGGGATGTATTGGGAAAACATCTATGATAAACTCTTGGAGAAAGATGCTGAAATGGAGAACTTGTTTGACAATGCACCACCTCCAACCCAAGATAGTCAGCAAAATGACCAGCAAGACAAC